GAGAGAAATTAAAACGGATCTTGTACTCAATCAAAAACACAAAGTAGTGAAAGGTACACGGTGTAATATTAATTTAAAACATAAGATTGAAACATTATACGAATCAGAGTAATTACGATAAAACAGAACATAAGAAAACTGAGAAGAGTGAACAAACCATAACTGATGATATACAAATTCATACACGCTTACTATAATCGTTCAAGGTTGAGCGCAATTGCTCAGTTTATCAAGCCTCGAAGGCTACGACCTTGAATGACTAGATACTATATGCAAATGCAAGAAGGCTGGTGCCCACGGGTATATTCAGCTCTTTATGGGAGACTGTATACCTTGGGGTTCCTTAGCACACCTTCTGTATGAAATGCAGATAACTAAAATGAAAAATAACTGAAATGAAAAACCCGTATTTTATTCACGGGGTGAAAAGGGGCAATAAGAAAAACATAACAAATTAAAGATTAAAGGAAATAACAGATACACATGACAGAACGAAATAGATACATAGTATGAAACTGATTAAGAAACGGCACTTATAAAAATAGATCATTAGAATCGACTCACAAAAGAAATACGTGGAATTAGAATTAGAATAAGAATGAGAGTCTTACATATGCCGGACTGGGCATAACAGGTGCCGGACTGGCACGGGCGGACTGGCGGACCGGACTGGCGGACCGGACTGGCGGACTAACTGGCGGACTCGGCGGCGGACTCGGCGTCGGACTCGGCGTGGGCGGACTACTCCACTCTGGACTCGATGCTCAATAATGAGCTCGAGGGCTCCCGAGGGCATCTCCGTGAGGCGGTGGATGCTGACCCGGATGGGACATAAAGTTCCGTCGTGGGGCGGTGGATTCCCCACTAACGCACGATCGAGACGTTGGAAGGGTCTCGACGGGCGAAGATGCTCTGATCGAGACGGGAAGAGCATCTCGTCGCTATCGACGTGACGGAAAGGGAATCCCGTGGGCGGTGCACGCGGGATTACGACTGGAAGGCATCTTGGAAGACGCGGGATGCCTGATGGGGACACGCACTGGGACTTAGTGCGATGTGACTGATGTGACTGACGCACGGGTACCACGCAGGGTTCCGTTCGACATGGATAGGTGGGGACAGATTCCCACCGACCTTGGGGGACCTACGGGCGGATGTGACCTAAAGTGGCGGTCATAATCGCCGAGAAGGGTCCACATGCCAGGTAGAGGGTCAAACCACTCCTTTCGCGGTGTAAGTCACACCGACCTGTCATCCGGAGATTCTCTTTGATCGTGACTTTCACGACTCGACTAGTGGGACCTGACTATGACAGATTCTATGCCTACTACGGGATGTGACTGAGAGGGACGCCCACTGACACATACGTGGATGCGATTCCCTGTCGTTATTGAGGCTGTCGCTGTCGATGGTGACAGATTCCTTTGCCTTATTGCGAGTGTGGAGTGACGTCAGGGGTGACGTCATGCCTGAGAGGGATAGATTCCCTTCTTCACGCGGGGTGATGATGTCATGGTGACGTCAGGGGTGACGTCATGCCTGAGAGGGACAGATTTCCCTTCTTTATGCGGGGTGATGTCATGGTGACGTCAGGGGTGACGTCATGCCTGAGAGGGACAGATTTCCCTTCTTTATGCGGGTGATGTCATGGTGACGTCAGGGGTGACGTCATGGTGACGTCATGCCTGAGAGGGACAGATTTCCCTTCTTTATGCGGGTGATGTCATGGTGACGTCAGGGGTGACGTCATGCCTGAGTATTTACATCTTTTTACAATTTTTACAAGTGGCCAAGGGGCCTTTATTTATGGGCTCAGCACGCTTCCTTCATATGCTGTGGGCCCGGTTTCTTTTGTCACTGTCCAACTGCCTTTTGATGTTGTCCAGTTGCTGTCGGAAATTCTTGCACTCTGCGAGCTGGGCTGCGGTGACTCGCTGTTGGACGTAATCTTCGAGGAGATCCCACCAATACCAGATGTGGCATCTGCCATCTGGGCAGACACAGAATTTTCGGTCGGGATTTCTCCAAGTGTGGGAGGTCTTAATCAAGACCTCTTTATTGCATGCGCACTTGAGGGCTGGCCCCTCAACTTCCGTCAAATGGAAGATGCGTTCTTGTGGGAGCACCTTCATTATTATGGCGGCAACGCGTGCGCTGTCGCTGTCGTCTTTTATTGCTGTGATTGCTGGGGTGATGGCTTTGATGCCATCGTGGGTCCATCCTTGGACCATGCAGAGCACCAGTCGGGAGAGTGTGTCAGCTAGCAGATTATCCTTCCCACTGATATGCTCGAATCTTACTGGAATGCCGATGCCGGTAATGAAATCCGTGAAGGTCAACCAACGTACTCGGGATGGCTTGTTCTGAGATGTCTTGTCAAAGAACGAGATTATGGCTTGACAGTCGGTTCTGATGACGACCTCCTGCTTATCAAGATAAAATATCTTGAATTTATCAAGGCTGCAGATGACAGCCTGGATTTCGGCATCAATGGTCGATTTGACCGGTGAGAACTTGCCGCTGGCGTAAGCACATGTCTTTTCTGTGGTTTTGCTGTCGTGCCTTGTCAGCTTCCATTTACAAACGCCTCCCCATCCGTCCATGCAACCGTCAGTCTCAATGACGATGCAGCATTGCTTGGGAGGTAATTCCATGTCAGGGAGGTTCTGCACGGAATCTTTTACCTTCTTCACGAGGGCCCAGTCTTGGTGATTCATCCGTTTTTCTCCAGTTGGAGAAACCTTTGAGTACAATGGCCCAAGTGTCTTACCTAAATTAGGGATATAGCTCCTTGCATAATTGAGAATTCCTAGCCAAGCTCTCAATCCTTTCGTTGTCTGGAGCTCCTCCTCTTTTGCTTCTGTGATTTTCTTTATAATATGGGGCTGGAGCCTTATCTTTGACCTGCCAATCGTGGCTCCAAGGAAATCAATAGAGGTAGCCCCTATTTTCATCTTTGTTGGGCTTAGGACAAGCCCTTCCTTTTCACAAATGTGGAGCATCTGATGGAGATGCTTCACATGATCCTCTTCTGTCTCTGAGAAGACGAGGATATCGTCGATGTACACGGCGATAAAGTGCTCAGTTCCTGCAAAACACATGTCCATCTTTCTTTGAAACGTGGCTGGTGCGTTTTTGAGGCCGAAAGGCATCACCAACCATTCGTATAGGCCGTCAATGGCCCAAAAGGCAGTCCACTCGATAGAGGCTGGGTCCATTGCGACTTGATGGAACCCACTTTTCAAATCAAACTTTGAGTATATTTTGGATCTACCTATCCTCTGTATAATGGTATTTATGCCTGGGAGAGAATACTGATCTTTCTCTGTGTTGTCATTCAACCGTTTATAGTTGAAGACTAACCGTTCTTTCCCCCTCTTTTCTACCATTTTTTCCTTACCATTTTTGTCCTTCTGAAGGACCATTTCCGTACCGGACTGCACAATCATTGCAGTCGTTCGGTGCCGGCTCTTGGAAGGCCGAATGACCTTCAACTCCAGTAACTTATCAATATGCTTACGCATCTGTTCCTTCATTGCTGGAGTGACATGCTTCAGAGGCTTGTCCTCTATTGTCAAGTTGGGATTTATGATGTCCAACTTGCATTTTACCTTGTTGCGTTCCCAAAACTTTAAGGGATCTTCGCCGATAATCCCTATTTTCTTCAGTCGCTCCATTAACGCGCGGTTCTGCTCCATGAATTTTTTGTTGAAAAAGGCCTGATCATCGAGGGCTCCCAGATTTTGATATTCAATTTCATCGAGCTCCAATTCTTGGATCGCTGCTATCTGCTGGGCGTGCCTGCTGGTCTGCACAGTGGTGAGGAGTTTGTAAAAACTCAGGGTATCACCTTCTATGCGTAATCCTCCTTCCATGGCGCGGATAAAATTGCAGCCAAGGATCATATCAATACCCTCGCTCAGCTGTATGTCGATGACATATGTTTTTGGGATTCTATAGGTACCTCCTTGTATCTTCATGAGACCAGGTCTGAGGGATTTGGTCCCAATGGAGACAGAATTTACTCCCTTAAGTACTGCCTGCGTTTTGGAGTCTTCTACTGTTTCTCTGGGTGCCTTTCCTGTTCGAATGCAGGAAGTTGTAGCACCTGTATCAAGAATGGCATTTACAAGAAATGCTGTCCATGAATCACAACAAATTTCTATCTGTAAATTGTACAGGCCATTATATTGGCCTTTTGGTTGCAATGCCTGTGATGCTGAGAATACTTGTTCATTTTCTTCCATCAGCATGCCGACGCTTTCTGCCTTTTGTGCGATCTGCTCCTCAAGCTGTGAAACCTGTTGCTGTAGCCGCTCCATCTCTGCTGCCATGCTGCGCATTTGTGCTTGCAGCAAGTCTTTCTCAAATTTTTCCTTTTCGTACAGCTCCTGCATGAACAGTTCCCTTTGTTCAAGGTAACTGATCCTAGCTAAGAGCTCAGGCGACTCCTCTTCAACAATGATTTCTTTGCCCTTTGTATTTTTCAACTGTTCTAGGGCTGAATTTAAATCTTGAATCAGCACTTCTTTTTCAGTTCGCAACTTTTTGTTCTCTTCCAGAACTTCTATGCAAACACCTATATAATCTACTTTCTTCCTATCTTTTAACAGGCTAGAACTAGGCAACTCTCTAACTATTTTAATGTTGTAACAAAATTCAGAGCACATGTTACATACAGTTATCTTACACTTTTTACAGTGAATCCTATCTTTGCTTCTGGTCGGGAGGAAACAACACCTGCATTTTAATTCTCCTGAGACTTCATAGTCCCACTCATGTTCACAGGAAAACTCTTTCTTGGATACCTTCATTTGAGGCCTCCAGGTTCCTGCCTTTCCAACAAGTAAGGCTGCTTCATCATCTTCCTCTGTTAGTGAAAAAATAGTTTCATCATGAAGGTCTGAATGACCTTCCTCACCTTCTGAAACGCTGTAGATGTCAGATTGATCACCTTCATCAAGTCCTACTGACACCACATCATAGTCGTCTCCAAGATCCAGATCCTCCAGAATGGCAACTCGTTCGGTCAGCTTTCGAGGATTTTTACAATCTTTCGCGAAATGGCCTTCCTCGCCACACGCATAGCATTTACACTTCTTGGATCTTAAGTATTTACTCTTTTCAATGCGCACATGAGTTTTGTGCGGCTTACCTTTGTAGCTTTTGCTTTTGCGGAGACCAAATTTTCTTCCAGCGCCCTTCTGATAATTCGGAATGGGGAAACTGCTGCAAAAATTCAAATTTTTGAGGGACCTCTGGTAGGAGGCTTCCTCACATATTTCTGTTAGATACCGCTGGGTAAAAGTAATCCGAGGAACAACACCAATGGTGTTACCCTGGAATTTTGCATTAAAGGCCTGCTCCACTCGCTCGCCTAATCTGCCAGGCAACTTTTGGAAGAATTCCTTTGACAATTCCTCTGATGACCACATTCTTCCTGATTTTGCGGCCAAGTCGAAATAACTAGCCATATATCTGCGAATAGCAGTGCCAGTCATTTCCATGCAAGTGAGGCTTTTGAGGCTGCGGTAGGCTGCGTCTTGACTTGATGTCGTCCCCTGCTTTGGATCTTCCAGAAAGAAGATCTTCCGAATATGTGACAGGACGTTCTGTGTCCCGTTTTCTCCCACGGCTTGCGTCTTCAGCGCTTCATACTCTTGCTCGTAGCTCATGCGCCAAGTTTGAAATGTAATCTTCTCGTTTTCACCAAGAAGATTTTCTATGTAAGTGATTTTATCAGTGGCATTGGCAAATGCCTTCGGCGCCATATGGTTGAGAGTGATGCTCTCCCACCTTGAGAACACCTTAGGATCATAGTCTGGGGGCATAACAAAAATTGCCCCTTCAACTTGGTAGGCTGAGGGAAGGGTGAACATTTCACTTGGATCCTTCCATTTGAATCGAGCCTTGGAGGTGGAACCTTCAAATTTATGTGAGCCAACCCATCCCTGTGTGCTGGTCGCAGGAGCATATCCTGTCTGACCAACCATATCTGTGTCTGGAGGGCTATAGCTTCCTGTTACTTCACTGCTGAACAAATTCTCCAAGTTCCTAATTGCAGTGGGGTAGTCATAAAGTTCATCTTTATTATCCTCTTCAAGGACAGCCAAATTCAAACTTACATCATCATTCTCTCTAGGATGTTCCAAAGTTTCAGTACAGGGCTGCCTAAGAAGATCCATCAATGCTTCCTCATCAGGGAAGTCTTCAATGTTTTGCCGATTTTGCTCGGCTGCTTCTACTCTTCTTCTTTTCTCAGCATGGGCTGCTCTTCTTGCTGGTGCCTGTCTTTGTCTGTCGTCTTCGATCAAAACCTGCAATTCTTGTTCTGCAGAGTCAAGTGCCTGCAAGAACTCTTCAATTATTGGGTCTGCTACAGCAGGTTCTTCGGTGACTGCGGCGGCTGCGGCTGCAGCTGCTGCTTCGGCATCCAGTTCATCTAAAAGCGAGAAAAGACTGACCTCTTCTCCCTCCACGTTTTCAACAGGTGGAATCACCTGATCAAGCTGCGTTAAAAACTCAAGGTCAGTATCATCAGCTTCGCCATCGCTGGAATACAAATATGCGATGGATTCCTCGTCAATATCGCGCTCCTCATCATGAGCAGTGTAGACCGGGGGCCTACTAGATTCAGCATGTGTATAGTTCCCAAATTGTAAACTAAGGGAACCATCGTAGCGTCCAACTGTTTGGACGGTCTGGGGCTGCATCGGGGCAGTTGCCTGTGATGGCTGCAAGTGCCATTCAGTATTCCTGAGCTTAAGGGCATTATGCTGAGTGGCGTTGATGGCCTGGACGCCTCTAGAATGCAGATACTCAGCTACTCTCTCAGTTTTATAATTGAATCCAACATTTGGAGTGTTGGATAGTCGTGCAGTACAACTCCTTGTAACTAGGAGATTTGCTTCTCCATTCGTCCAAGTGTCATAGCCCTTAGTCTGTATGCTGACCTGGATGTGTCTGTAGAAATCTTTTAAAGTCAACATCATATCAGGAATTACATAAATTAATTGGCATCCTTCAGAGAGATCCACTTCCATAACAGAAATGAGCTGTCTATCATCATCTCCAGCCCATCTTGTATCTCTAAAACTAATTAGGGCTAAAGTGCCTGCAAACTTTCTATGTAAAATCTGTAATCTAACTTGTATGACACCTAAATGAATATACTCCATATGTTCTTTACTTAAGGCTTCGTAAGATTGCTGAGGGATGAAGGTCCTGTCGACCTGAGTATTGCCAATGATAAGCAATCGTTCTTCCGATCTGTGATAGTACACTCTGTGGTGTATATCATCCCTCCTGGTCATGTAAAGTACCTCTGCAGGTACTGTTCTGGCACGTTCTTGCATGGACCGGGTGAGTTCTGCTTCTGGGTCCATCAACAGGGCTAGGGTATGTTCCCTAGGTCTTGCTCCAACAATTGTGCGGCCAATGTTTTGCAAGTTTCTGGCCACTCGCTGTGCTTCGTACCTTCTGCGCTGTCCCCTTCTGTAATCTCGAACTTGATCCTCTACCAGGGGTTCACCTGAAGCCTGTGCTGAAGTCGATGCTCCTCCAACTGATCGACTCATCTTATCCTTCGGAGTAATTCAAAAGGATTCCTATGAACTTTCAACGTACCTGTGGTTTTAATTACAGTGGTGGGGTTAATCTGCAAACCTGCTAACTGCTCTGCTAATGAGTCTATCTGTGCTCTAGTCCCGTATACTTCACGGGCGTTCTGGACAAGTCTAACCCTGTCGTCCAAAACTTGAACTCTATTCTGCAGATCGCTAAGATTACTGTCAATCCTAAGAGTTAGGAAGAGAATGGTATTGAGTTGTCTGGATAGAGAAGCGATGCTTGGGGTCTCTGCTTTATCTGAGAAACCTGATGAAGTCCCTTCCCAAGCTGTTGCTGTTGCTGCTAAAGCGTCTTGATATGCTTGACTGCTTTTACTGTTAGCCAAGCTCATCCCAGTATCGTCTTTTCCAGACGATGTATTAGGTGCTCGATCTGTTGCACCTTCTGAGTGAGTTCAACCGTTAGATTCTCAGTCTGCTGTTCAATTGCTTTAGGCTGTTGGCTAATTTTTAGGACCAACTCCTCTATATCACCAGATGTGAGTGGTCTGTTTTGCAGAACCACTGCTCTCAAACCTTTCAATTCTGAACCTAATTCTACCTGAGACTTTTGTACAGACTCTAAACTAGATTGCTGTTGGGACACAACAGACCTTAAAGACTTCAAATCTTTTTGGAGTTTTTGATTATGATCTACAAGAGTATTTATGACCTTTTCACACGACACGTGGGTGGCAGCTAAACAAACCTTGTTTCCTAAATCACTTCTATGACACAAAATTTGTAAATTGTGACCAAGGTCTCGGACTAAAACCTTTTCTAAAGATGCAAGATCAAGATAAGTTAAATCAGAAATACGAAGACTATGAGAATTTTTATATTCGTCAAACTTAGCTTCCCAGAAAGATTTTGACATAAACAACAAAATATGAAATGTGAAGAAACGATTTTAGACAAAATAGGGGATCCGCAGGGATACCAAAACTTCTTCTCTACCTTAATCTTGACTGTTAGATCATGGATAATGAAGTTACAATGTTTATTAGCAGAACTTACAATCTTAGTTCCATTTTCATCTTCTACAGACCCTTTTCGTTTATATAGTGAGTTGAACTTAAAACTCCTTCTGTCGATCCTTACTCAGCTTTTCACCTCTGTTTGCCTTGATTATCTTTCAAACTCTTTGAGCGGCAATCTTCCTAGGCAGTCTTCCTTAGGCACTCCTCTGGCTCAGCCTACTTAACGCCCTTCACGGCCTCCTCGCCTAACGGGCTCTTCGGCCTTTTGCCTGAGAGCTTCAGGAAAGCTTCGGAAAGCTTTTTCTCTCAGAATCCTACAGATAACTTCAGGCTCCCGTTGGTTACAAGCTTCATTCGGGTCTTCAGGCTTTGTCCTAAGTCCTAAACACTATACATCTGTCCAGGGTTCGTTTTAGACTTAAACAGTTCTTTAATCGTTAGTTCTTCCAAGAAACATCAGAACAGAATTATCAAAAATATAACAATAAGATCATTTCAAGTTGAAGTTAAGGCAGAGCCCTTTGGCCCCTATTAAAAACTTAGAAACTCATGATATAAGATAAACAAAACATGAATTTACAACATGAAAAATATTACACAAACCAAGCTCTGATACCA